CCATCAAGGACAAATTCAAGGTCGACGCGAACGGCAAGCTGACGTGCACGGGGGCTGAGATCGGCGGAACGATCAACGCGACGGATCTGAAGCTCGACGGTACGAGCATCCAGAAGAAGCTCAAGCAGATCATGGATGAGATCAACATCATCAGCAACGGTCTTGAGATCGCGGGTACGAACTTCTCGAACGGCAAGATCAGCGGCGCGGAGGGCAGTCTGCAGTTTACGTCCTCCAGCTCGGCGGCCTATGCGGTCGACCTGTCCGGCCCGGCGGTGCGCGTGCGCTCGACAAGCGGCGATGTGTATCTGCAGAACGCGGCGGGGACGGCCAGCATGCAGATAAAATCGGACGGGAGTATCCGGTTTATCGCTTCCGGCGGCGTAAGCGGCATTACGCCGGTCTTCGGATAGGCAGGTGGTCTGAGTGGCAACGCTATCCGGAGCATCGGGTACGCCGACAAGTATCACGCTGACGGTATCCGGTATGTCGTCAACGACGAAGTACAAACGGAAATATGAATATATCCTTGCGGGACAGGTCATGGCGACCGTGACAGACACGACCGCGGGCACGACAACGGCCCACCGGGTCATTACTGGTCTGACACCGGACACGCTGTATATCTGCCGCGTGCGGATCTACAACAGCAGCACGGGGGCGCTTGTCGCCGAGACAAACTCCATCAGCGTGCGGACGCTGGCACAGTCGACCTCGCAGGCGACGGTCAGCATTCTAAACTTCCTGGATAACCTGACGCAGCTGGCGAGCGGGTCCTTCAAAGGCGATATCGGAGATACGTTTTACATTTCGGCCGCGGGCACGCAGTATCAGACGTACTCGCAGCAGTATCATTTCCTGTACTTCCGGCTCTCGTCGCAGAACTATAACACGGAGCATGGAGCGAGCTACCCGATCCCCATCCAGGAAGGGCAGACCGTCAAGGTCTACTACCAGAGCAAGACCACGACGATTCCGATCTACAACTACCTGGACGGGCAGCACACGCTGTCAGACGGGTCCGTCTCCGGCACGATCGGCAATTCGTTTTTCCTGTCCATGTCCGGCACGCAGTACCAGACGTATTCGCAGGAGTATGAATTCCAGTATTTCAGGCTCGCGTCGGAAGGGTATGCGACAAATCACGCGGCGACGGAGACAATCCCCATTACGAGCGGGCAGGCCGTGCGCGTGTACTACAAGACGAAGATCACGGCAGTCGCACCATACATCAGCGGGGTCACGCTGACGAAGAACACGGCGACGGTCACGTGGGACAAAAACGGCGGCGGGTACGGAAGCTGGACACTCTACTGGGGAAAGACGAGCTATACGGCCATCGGCTCGCAGTCGATCGGCAGCTCACCGGTGACGGTCTCGGGGCTGGACCCGGGCACGACGTATTATTTCTGGATCGTCAACAAGGCCGGGACGGACTCGAAGACGTCCAACACCGTATCCGGCGATACAAAGGCGCAGATCGCGGCCTTCGCGTGGACGAGCGACGATGCGTCGTATATCGCGGAGGGGAAGGCCGTGACATACCTGACGGCGGCGAGCTGGAACCGGCTGACGGCGAAGATCAACGAGGTCCGGGTCGCCAGAGGCTACGGGAGCATTTCCTTCACGACGGCCTACGCCGGGCAGACGATCACGGCGGCCATCTACAACGAGGCGGCAAACGCCATCGGGAATCTGACAGGCGCGGGAAGCGTCAGCACGGTATCGGCAGAGACGAAGCTGGAAGCGACGTACTTTGCAAACAGCTATTCTGCGCTCAAGGAAGCGCTCAACCGGGCAATCAGCAGTTATAACGGATAGGAGGAGCTATGAATATCACAAAAGCAGTGGTGCAGCTGCGGGGGCGGCTGATCGAGGCCATCAACGAGGCGGGGCTGCCGCCGGTCATCGTGGGCTTTGTGCTGGACGGGATCCAGAACGAAGTGGCAAGACTCACGGCGGAAGACCTGCGGAAGGAGGAAGCGGACAATGCAGACAGAGCAGATGCAGACGACCATGCAGAATGACACGGCGAGCGGGCTGACGGCGCGAAAGGCCATCGGCGAAGAGCAGGCCAGAAAGGCCATGGACACGCTGCAGAAATACCGGCAGGGCAAGAGCGCGCTGGAGGCGCGGGTCATTGCGTCGGAGGACTGGTGGCGCATGCGCAGCTGGCAGCGGATCCAGAAGGGAAACCCGGAGGATGACAAGTGGACGTCGGCGTGGCTTTTCAACGTCATCATGGGTAAGCACGCGGACGCGATCGCGGCCTATCCGGCTCCGGCCATCCGCCCGCGGGAACCGGACGACCGGGAGGAGGCGGCGAAGCTTTCCTCGGTGCTGCCGGTCATTCTGGAACAGAACGACTTCGAAGAGGTCTATTCGGACAGCCAGTGGACGAAGCTCAAGCAGGGCACGCTCATCTGGCACGTGAAGTGGGATTCTTCGAAGCTGAACGGCCTCGGGGATATCTCGGTGCAGCCGGTGGATATTCTGTCTTTCTTCTGGGAGCCGGGCGTCCGGGATCTGCAGAAGTCGAAGAACATCTTCCTGACGGAGATGGTGGACAACGATCTGCTGGTCGAGAAGTACCCGGAGCTGCGGGGAAAGCTCAACTCCAATCCGCAGATCCAGCAGAAGTACAACACGGACGACGTCATCAATTTTGACAACAAGTCGATGGTGGTGGACTGGTATTACAAGAAATATCAGAACGGCCGGCAGGTGCTGCACTTCGCAAAGCTGGTGGGCGATACGGTTTTGCAGTCGACGGAGAACGATACGGAACAGAAATATGACACGCTGACGCTGCCAGACGGGAGCATTGTGCAGCAGCCGGCCGGGCGGCCCATGGCCGAGACGGGGCTGTATGACGACGGGGAATACCCGTTTGTGGTCGACGCGCTGTTCCCGGTGGAGGGGAGCATAGCGGGATACGGCTATATCGACATCGGCAAGTCGACGCAGGAGCAGATCGACCGGATGAACCAGGCGATCGTGAAGAACGCGATCATGGCGACGACGCCAAGGTGGTTCAAACGGTCGGACGGGTCGGTCAATGAGCAGGAGTTCGCGGACTGGACGAAGCCGTTTGTACATGTGGACGGGAATCTGGGGCAGGACAGCCTGCAGCCGATCCCGGTCAACATGCTCAACAGCAATTATATCGCCATTCTGCAGAACAAGATCGAGGAACTCAAGTGGACAACGGGAAACACGGACGTCAACAACGGCGCGACGAGCTCCGGCGTGACGGCGGCCTCGGCCATTGCAGCGCTGCAGGAAGCGTCCGGCCGGAGCAGCAAGGACTCCACAAAGTCGGCTTACCGGGCCTACGCGCGGATGATCCGGATGGTCATTGAGCGGATCCGGCAGTTCTACGATCTGCCGCGGCAGTTCCGGATCATCGGGCAGCGCGGGGCAGAGCAGTTCGTACAGTACAGCAATCAGGGGCTGCAGCCACAGACGCTCTACGGCGCAAACGGACAGCCGGACGGGCTGCGGAAACCGGTCTTCGACATTGAGGTCTCGGCGCAGAAGGCAAGCGAGTACACGTCCATGGCGCAGAACGAGCTGGCGCTGCAGTTCTTCCAGCTGGGGTTCTTCAACCCACAGATGGTGGACCAGACGCTTGCAACGCTGGACATGATGGACTTTGACGGGAAGGACTCAATCATCCAGAAGGTCCAGGAGAACGCGGACCTGCAGCAGCGGCTGGTCGAGTGGCAGCAGCTGGCGCTGGCGTTGGCAGACCGGTACGATCCGGTCATGGGTGAGGGGCTGGCGCAGCAGATCCTGCAGGAGGGCGGACAGGCAGTCCCGCAGGCGAGCGCCGCGGCAGCGGAGAAGCCGGAGATCAACACCGGCGAGACGCAGGAGCCGAAGATCGTGGAGAATGCGCGCAAAAAGTCGGAAGAAAGTGCACAGCCGACTTGATCCGCGTGGGGTGAAACTCTGAAAAGTTTGTGCTACGATGATTTTAGAATAAACGCCAGAAAGGAATTTACAGCATGGAAGGCGAATTCACGGGCGTAAGCGTTCAGACGAACGCAGCTGACGCCGCCGGTCAGCAGAGCGGGCAGGAGGCAGCCGCACAGGCGCAGGTGCAGCAGCAGCCGGTCAACGTCCCCGACGCTCAGGGACAGGGTACACAGGAAGAAACGTTTGACAGTCTGATCCGGGGCCGCTACAAGCAGGACTTTGATTCTGCGGTGCAGAAGGTCGTAAAGCAGCGCGTGCGCGGGCTGAACCAGTACAAGGGGCAGGCCGAGGCGATGGCGCCGATCATCGACCAGCTGGGCGCGCTCTATGGGATCGACACGTCGGACCCGCGGAAGACGGACTTCGCAGCACTGGCACAGCGCTTTTCCGCTGACGAGCGGCTTTATAGCGCGGAGGCCATGGAGAAGGGCACGACGACGGACGCGCTCAAAAAGGAGTACGCGGGCCGGGCCGAGAATACGGCCATGCGGCGGCAGCTGCAGGAGTACCAGATGCGAGAAGCCTTTGCCGGGATCCAGGCAGACTTTGCCCGGGATGTAACGGCGCGGTACGGCGCGGACTTTGAGACCGAGATGCAGAACCCGGATTTTGCGCGGCTCATGGGCGCGGGCGTGCCGCCGAAGACGGCCTATGAGGTCATCCACCAGCAGGAGATCGCACAGGCGCAGGCGCAGCTGGTGGCGAACCAGGCGCGGGAGAACGTCATGCGGACCATCCAGGCGCAGGGCGCAAGGCCGCAGGAGATCGGCTCCGGCGCTGCGGGCGGAGAGAACGTCCCGATGAAAACACACTGGTCACGCGCGGAGGTGGAGGACATGCGCCGCCGCGCGGCAAGAGGGGAACGAGTGATCCCCTGAGAAAGGAGATAAGAAGCTATGTTTGAATCCAAAGTCGGATTTCAGTTTTTTGCTGACGCCGGTACGCTCGTCAACGCGACCGGCAACTACGTAAACGCAGGCACCGGTCAGACGACCGCATTCAGCGGCAACGACACGCTCGCGCCGACCATGAAGACGTTCTACGACACGCAGCTGCTCGAGAACGCACGGCCGAACCTCGTGCATGCGCAGCTGGCAGGCCGTCAGGCGCTGCCGCGCAACCACGGAAAGACCGTCGAGTGGCGCAAGTGGAACACGCTGAAGGACGCGGAGGAGCTGACCGAAGGCGTCATCCCGACCGGCCAGAAGATGGGCCAGACCAGCACGATCGGCGCGATCAAGCAGATCGGCCTGTACGTGACGGTCTCCGACCAGCTGGAGCTGCATGCGCTGGACAACGTCATCCTGGGTGCGACCGAAGAACTCGGCGCTTCCGCCGGCACGTCCATCGATAAGCGCGTGCGCGACGCGGTCGTGGCAGGCTCGAACGTGCAGTACTGCGACAAGGTCGCAGCGGGCGGCGCGCATACGGCAGTCACCAGCCGCGCAGGCCTCGACCTGACGGCGAAGCTGACGCCGGACGAGGTCAACAAGGCCGTGACGACGCTGAAGAAGATGAAGGCTCCGAAGATCGACGGAAAGTACGTCGCCATCATCCACCCGTCGGTCGCATACGACCTGCGGTCCTCGGACGCATGGGTCGAGGCACACAAGTATGCAGACGTCACGCCGTTGTTCTCGGGTGAGATCGGCGAGCTGCACGGCGTGCGCTTCGTCGAGACGACGGAAGCGAAGATCTTCAACAACTCGACCTGCCCGGTCAAGAGCGCGGCCGGCGACAGCGGCTCGCCTCCTGCGACCTACTACAGCGTGTACGCGACGCTGTTCCTCGGCAAGGACGCATACAAGATGATCGACCCGGAGGGCGGCAATCTTGAGATGATCGTCAAGGGCAAGGACGAGATCGGCGGCCCGCTGAACCAGTTCTCGACCGTCGGCTACAAGGCCGAGATGGCGGCGAAGCTGCTGTACGAGGACCGCATGGTCCGCGTGGAGAGCTGCAGCGCATATTCCGGCACGGACGAGGCCAACTGAGAAAGGAGCACATAGCATGGCAACGAAAGAGACCGCCGCGGCGGCTGTACAGGCAAACCCGGAAGACGTGTGGAACGTCATGAAGACGATCTACCTGCCCCGCGGGCAGGAGAACGAGGAGCAGAGCCGCTTCGTGGCGGTGAACGGCCGGACGTTCATGGTGCCGAAGGGCAAGGACGTGCAGGTCCCGCTGCCGGTGTATGAAGTCCTGATGAACGCGCGGATGGCGGAGGAGGAAGCTTTCCGCCGCGCGCAGGCGGACAACTGACAAGTGAATGCCCATGACGGCATGAAGCAGAGGAAGGGGCAGAAATGCCCCTTCTTTTGGTAAGGAGGAAAAATGAAAATTCGGGAAGCGATCGAGACGGTCGACCGGTTACTGTCGAACCAGTACGAGACGCCGGATAAGGTCCGGTGGCTGTCGGAGCTGGACGGAATCGTGTATCGGGATATCATCTGTACGCACGAGCACGAGAAGGAACCGGAGCCGTTCACGGGCTATGGGGAGGACGTGGACTTAGAGACCCAGCTTCTGATCCCGTGGCCGTATGATGAGATCTACCGCTGGTATCTGGGGATGAAGATCTGCGACGCCAACGGGGAGACGACGAAGTATGCAAACGAGGCGGCGAAATACAACAGCTACTATCAGGGATATTTCAATGCCTACAACCAGGCGTACATGCCGAAGCAGTACGCGACACATTTCAAGCTTTAAGGCGGTGAGACTATGAGCGTATATCGAGTAGAGTCGGGCGGCAGGGCCCCGGCTGGGCTTTCGACCGGCGACGAGGTCGTGACCGGAGGCGGCACGTACCGCATCACGGGCGTGAACGCGGACGGCAGCTACCAGTCGCAGCTGGTGAACAAGAACCAGACGACGAGGAACTACGGCGGCAGCTATCAGACCAGGAACAGCCCTTACACCATGTCCGGCGTATCGGACTACACGAGAAGTAAGCTGAACGGGCTGGAGAGCGGGTACACGCCGTCGGGCAGCGTGCAGGCAGCGCAGGCGTATCTGGAGCAGGTCAAGGCCAGCAAGCCGGGCGCGTATCAATCGCGCTGGGACGATGAGCTGACGAGCCTGTATGACCAGATCCGGAACCGGAAGAAATTCAGCTATGATATGGGGACGGATCCTCTGTACCAGCAGTACCGTGAGCAGTATCAGCGTCTCGGGCGGCTTGCCATGCAGGACACGATGGGGCAGGCGGCGGCACTCACGGGCGGCTATGGATCAACATACGGTGAGCAGGTGGGCCAGCAGGCGTACAATGCGTATCTGCAGAACCTCAACGACATTGTGCCGCAGCTGCAGCAGCAGGCATATCAGCGGTATCAGGATGAGGGGACAGACCTTTATAACCAGTACAGTCTCGTGAAGGGCCGGGAAGATACGGACTACGGCCGGTACCGGGATACGGTCAGCGATTATTATTCGGATCTTTCGGATGCGCGGAGCGCGTACAACTCGGAACGGTCGCTGGACCAGAGCCAGTGGGCGACGATGCTCGACTACTGGGCGCAGAAGGCAAACAACGAGAACGCAGCCTACCTGCAGGCGTTGGCGGCGGAGCAGGCTGCGGCGAAGAAATCCGGCGGCGGAGGCGGCGGAAGCAGTTCATCTTCCAAGCTGAGCGACAAGAAGAACAACACGCTTGCAAAAGCGGCGCAGGCGTACCGGGCAAAGAACCCGAATGTATATCTGGATAGCCGGACGCTGGATAACTACCTCAACAGCAAGGGCTACAATGCGCTGGAGGCCAATACGTTCAAGGCGTATCTGGAATACTACGGCGCGACATATCTGCGGCAGCGGTAACGGAGGGCAGCATGGGACGAATCACTCTGACAGAGGAACAAAAGCGGATTGCAGAGAGCATCCGCAGCGGACAGGGAGCCGGCACGCAGCAGGCTCCCTCCGCCTATCGCGGCGGGAGAATCACGCTGAACCAGGAGCAGATCCAGATCGCGAGCAAGTACGGCCTGCCGAACCCGGACTACGGGAAGAACGCGCAGAGCACGCAGACGACCGTAGACGATCCGCTGCATAAGCAGTATGCAGCGTTTATGGCATACCAGAACGCCGTGCGGGAGGCGGAGCTTGCGCAGATCGAGCCGGGGGCCGCGCTGAAGGGCCGGGCGAGCGGGGAGAAGAAGACGGAGAATGCGGGGGCGGCTATCAGCGGGAAGGTCTCGCAGCAGGAATACAGCCGGTCGTCTGGCATGCAGAAGCAGTACGGAACGTACCAGAATTATCTGCGCGGCGTGGAGGCGGCGCAGGGGCTGAAGCTTGGGACGCTGGCGCTGCAGGGACAGAGCGCACTGCTGGCTAGGCGCTTTGCGCCGGCCACGCAGCAGGTGCGGGAGGACGTGGATGCGCAGAACCGGCGGGCGAAGGCAGCGCAGAATGCGCAGCTGGACCAGCTGCGCGGGATGCGGCGGACGTCGAAGGAGCTGGGAAAGCAGATCGACGCGCTGGAGAAGGCGCACGCGGAGCAGACCGCGGAGAAAGAACAGAGCGCAAATTTCTTCACGGACCTCGGGCAGGCACAGGATACCACGTTGCCGTATGGCTTGGGCAATGTGAAGAACGACGAGACGCTGCAGGAGATCGATGCGCTGAAGGAGCGCAAGGCGGCCGCGGACAATCAGGCCGTCTTGCTGCGGGCACAGGACGCAATGAGTGCGCTCAGCGAGGAGGAGCAGAACTTGCTGCGGCAGTACCGCGGGCAGGAACTGAACGGATATCAGGTGCGGGCGTATGCGAAGTACGACGCGAAGACGGCACTCAACGAAAAAGGCTACAGCGACGACACGCTCAAGCGGCTGGCGGAATGGCAGAAGGTGCTGGACGACTACGACAACGCGCAGAAGCTCGACCAGGCGGCGCAGGAGATGGGAAGCGGATCCTTCGCGGGGAAAGCTGCGGCGACGCTGTTCTCTGCGGCGCTGGCGCCGGGGAAGGCACTGGGCAATGTGGAGTCGCTGCGTGGCGTATTGCCGAAGTGGGCGGGCGGATATCAAAACGAGGATATGCCGACGAACATCTACAGCCCGGCATACAATGCGACGCGCCTGTCCTCCGGAATTCGGCAGAGCGTGATGCAGAATATGAACCCGACGGGTCAGTTCCTCTATCAGGCGGGCACGTCGGCGCTGGACAGCGCGGTCAACATGGCGGTCTCGACGGGGCTCGTGGGAACCTTTGGCGGCGTGGCCGGTGCGGGGGCGAAGGATGCGGTTGCGGAGACCATGAACTGGGTGATGGGCTCGCAGGTCGCGGCGGATTCCGTGTATGAGGGGATCCAGAACGGCAAGTCCAACGCGGACGCGCTGGTCGACGGTATCGTCGAGGGCGCGATCGAGGGCTTCACGGAGAAGTATTCCGTAGGCCATATCATTGAGAACATGCTGAGCGGCAAGGCCGTTTGGGAGAAGGCACTGCGGTCGTTCGCGTCGGAAGGCGCGGAAGAGATCGCGTCCAACTGGCTAAACCGTGCGTATGACGTGGTGGCGAAGCATGACCGGGGTGAGGTCATGTCGGCCTACGCAAATTATATCGCAGAGGGTAGGACGCCGGCGCAGGCGCTGGCGGCGATGGTTGGAGATTTCGCAAAAGAAGACAGCCTTTCGTTCCTCGCGGGCGGCCTGTCCGGCCTTGCCATGTCCGGGACGTATGCGGGCGTGAACCGCGTGATTTTGGAGGCAAACGTCACACAGACGGCCAGAGCGGTCATCGAGGCGGGCGAAGTGCAGGACGTCATCGACTATGGCATGGCGCAGGAAGAGGGCACGAAGGCGCACCAGCTGGCCGAGGAACTGCAGCAGACTGTGGACGATGGCGGCGAGGTGACGCAGAAGGCCGTGGAGAACACGCTGCGTGAGGTGGCGAAGGAGCAGCAGGCGGCCGTGGACGAAGGGCAGGAGCCGCGCGTGCCGGAGACGCTGACCCGGCTCGAGCAGCTGCAGGAACAGGCCCGGCAGGAGCAGGCGCAGGCCGAGGCGGACGAGAAGACATTCCAGATCTACAAGAGCGCGGCGGAGACGGCGCAGGAAAGCCAGAGGCTTGCACAGCAATATCAGCAGGAGCAGGAACAGAGCCGCGCACAACAGTCTGTACAGGCCGTTCAGCAGGCCCAGCAGGCGGCGCAGCAGCAGTATAACCAGGACAGCTTATTTGAACCCATCCCAGGAACGGAGAGTATGGGTGAGCTGGATCCGGTGCAGTACGCCCGGCAGCAGACGGCGGGCGCGGAGCAGGCGCTCGATGAAGCCGCGCTGCAGCAGGAGGAACAGTATCTGCAGACGCAGGCCCAGAGAGCGGGCTACGACGAGCAGACGGCGGCGTATTTCCTAAACGGGAACACGACGGGCATGCCGGCGGAGCAGTATGCGCAGAGCTTCGGACAGGTCTATGAGCAGGGCAGGCTCGGCGCGAGCGAGCAGCGGGCCATGCGCTACGCCGAGGGAATGAATCAGGACGTGGCGGCAGCCGCCTATCGAGCGGGCATTGCCGCAGGGCAGAAAGGGGTAAACAATGGCAGTATCGAGGTTACTGATGAAGGACAAATCGGGCAGGCTGGTCAGCGTGCCGAAGGACAGGCTGGAGGCGTTCGCCAAAGCACAGCGCAGCAGCAAAGAGCTGACGCCGGAAGAAAGAGAGCGCAGGGTGCAAGAAATCTCGCAAAGGCTTGGGATGAAGTAGAACTTTCGACGCTCGGCTTTGGAAAGGACAACACGCAAAAAGTGCGCGTCATGCCGAAGGGGCAAGAGGCCAGAAACGAAGATATCCAGGCGGCGGAAAAGTTCTTCCGGTCGATGGGCGTGCAGAACGCGCGGTTCTTCACCGGGCAGCTGACGCAGGAGATCGGCGGGCAGACGTTTTATGCGGATGCCGCCGTGACGGAGGACGGCTCCGTGCTCATCCGGGCGGACAGCGAGGAGTATTCTGCGTTCGAGCTGGCGAAGCACGAGGGATATCACCTGCTTGTCAAGCGCTGGCCGGAGATGGCGGCGAAGATCCAAAAGCGGCTGCTGGGCGAGGGCAAGATCACAAAGGAGATGATCGAGAGCTATGTGGACGCATACGCCGGGATCTACGGCGACGACACGGACGCCTACGTCGAAGAGATCATCGCGGATACCTACGCCGGCATGAACCGCACGGACTACGGCACGAACCAGCTGCGCGCGGACGTGAAGATGGAGGTCGGCCAGTGGCAGAAAAAATCCGGCAGCGCGAGAGCGCCGCCGGCGAAGATGTCTGCTGCGAAGGATCAGACCACAAAAAACTATCAGGGCGTCAACCTTGCGGAAGACGGAAGCGTCTATACCTACGATTTCCTGACATTGCTTCCGGATATGGACGTGACCATGATGCCGGAGGTCGACGCGGTACGCGGAGCCGACAACCGGGTCGATACAGCAAAGGTCGTGCAGGAGGGTATGAAAAACGCCCGCGCCGTTGGAACAGAGCGAGACGGAAAGATCTTTGTAAGGAACCAGTACACAGGGAAGATGCTGCGAATTGACAACAGCAGTATCCGACACGGACTGAATGGAAAGCAGAACAGATTGCTGACAAACGCACGGATGGGTGTGGTGATCGGGGATATCGTGAAAAATGCAATACCAATCAATGCGCTTAACAATAAGGCAAAAGGCGTAACAGGGACATATGCCATGGCAGCCTATGTGACGGACAGCCGCGGGAGAGAGTTTGTTGCAATCGTTACAGCAGAACAGATAAACGGGAATATCGCTGGGGTTGAGGTGTACGATGTCGCACACGCGGTAAGTGGAAGACAAAAAAATAGCAGCCAGGCGGACACGAAGTCCCAGAGAGTTTACTCTATCAAGGCTGCCAAAATTAGTATATCCGATTTACTCCAAATTGTCAACAGTACACACCAGAGTATTTTGCCGGAAGATGTGCTGCAAAAATTCGGAGAGCAGAGAAACCCGCAGGGGGATTATACCGGGAAGGCGAAATTCTCTGCCAGCGCAGATCAGACGTCCGCAGAGCAGCGGAAGCAGAACGACAAGACCGCGCTCGACTATTTCGGGCGGACGTACAAGTGGAGCGAGACGGGCTATGTGCTGCTAAACGGCGCAAGGCTGGATTTCTCCGGAAGGCACGAGGGCGGCCCCGGCGGATATCGCAGTGTCGATCACAGGGACATCATTGATGCGCTGGGCGAGGACTATGGCGGCGGGAGCTACACGGGAGGCATGGTGCGATTCATGCAGGAAGGAAACATCCGCATTTCACCTGAGAGCGGAGGCATCAATCTTGCTGTCATGCCGACGAAGGCGCAGATGGACGCGCTCGGCGATTTTATCAGCAAGGAGCGCGGCGAGGTCATTCTGGACATTGACGACGCACAGGGAAATACGATCTCCAGCACGGAGTTTTCCAGAGGGACGCACGCAAACAAGGTGCTGCAAGCGATCCGGGATTATTTTGAGAACGGGACGCTCCCGCAGGCGGACAACACGCCGTCGGTCAGTCAGTTCCGGTTCTCTGCCAGCGCGCGGCAGGCGTCGGAGCGGGATAAACAGAACCTTGAGACCGTCTCTGCGATGCTGGACGATGGGAGCGGGCGCGGTGTGTTTAAGGACGCCGTTTTCCTGCGGAATCCGAGGCTCATGCAGAAACTGATTGATGAGCGGGAGAAGACGCAGACGGCAGCGTTCCGGGATTGGTTCGCAGACAGCAAGGCAACGAACACGACAGGCGAGCCACTGCTGGTGTTCCACGGTGCCGGAGCGAAATTTACAAAGTTTGATGTAGGCGGGAAACCGATCTGGCTGACTGCAAACATCAAGTACGCGGAAGAATACTCCACTGCGACGCGCAGCGTTGAGCGAATTCTGCCGGAGGCATCGATCTACGCAGGGAACGTCGATCGTATTATCCCGGCATATATTCGCGTGGAGAATCCGGCGGATGTTGGAAACACTGACGGCGGATACAGCGGGAACTATGTGGATCTTGCGAAGCGGCTACAGATCAGACCTAGCGAACTGCAAGCCGTATGGGAACAGGCGGGGAAGCCGGAGCTCATGTGGCAGGTGATCAATACGCCGGGGATGGTAGAGATGCTGAAACGGCATGGATATGACGGGGTTCAGGCGGTTGAGAACGGCGTGAAGGCATGGGCTGTGTTTGATTCTGCGCAGGTGAAGTCCGCGGTTGCAAACAACGGAAGTTTCAGCCTAACGAACCCGGATATCCGGTATTCTTCGCAGGACGGGCGGTATCGGGATCTGATGGGGGAGAAGGCGGCGCAGTATGTGCGGCGGCTGGAAAGCCGGTTGGTGAATGAACTGGCGGAGAATCTGAGCGTGCCGGGGCAGGCGAAGCGGGAGGTTTTGCGGCCGATGGCCGAGGAGGCGCTGCGGTCGTTCTTCACGGACGGGCAGCTTGACCGGTCGAAGCTGAACGATCTCTTTGAAACGGCCTACAAGGCGGGCGTGGAAGAGGACCAGCAGTACATTGAGCAGTACGGTGACCTCAAGAAGTTCATCCGGGATCAGAAGATCTCCATTTCCGAGACGGACCGGCAGGATATCGCAGATTACAATCTATTCCGGAAGGCGGCAATGGGAACGCTGACGATCAGCAAGGACGGCTTGCCGGTGGACGTGGCGTATCAGCAGCTGCAGGAGATGGCGCCAGAGCTGTTCCCGGCAGACATTACCGCGCCGAGCGACCAGCTGATGCAGATCTATGATGTGGCGCGCGGGATCCAGAAGGTGCAGAAGACGCTGGATGAATACTACGGGCAGCAGGCGGCGAGCTTCAAGAAGTGGCAGCAGGCGAATTTCACGGAATCCATCGACCGGCTGACGAGCGGGCTGCGCGTGGCGCAGCGGTATCTGGACGCGCAGAACAAGGCAAAAGAAAAGCTTGCTATTCCGCAGACAGCGGAAGAAACGAAGCAGATGTGGGCACAGCTGAAGGACGCAAGGCGAGTGGTCGAGAAAGCGCAGAGCAAGACGCTGCTGACGGAAGCCGACCAGAAGATCGTGAACCGGCTGCTGCGCGGGGAGACAAGCCCGGATTATGTGGCAGGGCTGGAAAACGGGCAGCAGATCCTGAAGGTCTACGAGGCAAAGGCTGACTATGATATGCTGGCGCTGAAGCTCAAGGCATGGAACGCGCAGCGCAAGCAGGGGCTGCGGGACTTTGCTGAGCAGGCGCTGACGGAAGCCGAGGCCGTCAAGTGGGTCGACAAGGTTATGGGGATCCAGTACCAGCGCGAGACGATGGAGCGGAATATCCGGGATATTGCCAGGAAGGGCAAAGTCTCCGACGAGAAGGCCAATGCTTTTATCAACAAGTATTTCTGGACCGTACACGAAAACGAGAGCAAGCGGAAGAATTATCTGGTCGAGCAGCAGGACAGGATCCGGGAGCTGAAGCTTGACCGGCAGGTGCGGAAGGGGAATCTCGTTTCCGAGAGCTATGCGGTGCAGTGGCTGGGCGAAGCAGAATTCAACCGGGACTATCTCAAGCAGCACCCGCGTGTCGAAAGGCGCGGGGGGATGGCGTTTGACGAGTGGAACGCGGCGATTCAGGAATTCGAGAAGCAAAACCCGAATCTGGATCTCGGCAAGGTGCGGGCAGCCGTGAAGGTTTTCCATGAGGTCTACGACAAGCTGTTCCAGGATATGAACCGGGTGCGCATTGAGAACGGCTATGAGCCGGTCAACTATCTGCAGGGATATTTCCCACACTTCCAGGAGAACGAGGAAGGCGGCAGCATTCTGCAGAAGTTCGCAAGGGCAGCCGGGATCGAGGGCGATGTGTCGCCGCTGCCGGCGACGATCAACGGCCTCACGGCAAACTTCAAACCGGGTATCCGGTACATGGCGAACATCCAGAACCGACTCGGCTACGCGACGGCGTATGACGCGCTGCAGGGCTTTGACCGGTATATCGAGGTCGCGACGGACGTGATCTTCCACACGGCGGACATTCAGCGGCTGCGGGCGCTGGCGACGCAGATCCGGTATCGGGCGTCAGATGAGGGACTGAAGCAGCGGATCGACGCGATCATGATGAACCCGTTCCTCAACCCGGACGAAGCCAACGAACAGGTGACGAACCTGACGAAGGAAGGACGGTATGGGCTTTCGAACTTTGTGGATGAGCTGGACGAATACACGAATCTGCTGGCGGGCAAGAAGTCGCGGCTCGACCGGGGCATGGAAAAGCTCATGGGGCGAAAGTTCTACAACGTCATGAAGAAGTTTGAGTCCCGCGTGGGCGCGAACATGGTCGCGGCCAACGTGGGTTCGGCGCTCACGAACTTCATTCCGATCACGCAGGCATGGAGCCAGGTGTCGACGGCGGACGTGCTGCGCGGCATGTGGGATACACTGAAAAATTACAAGACGGCTGACGGGTTGGACGCTGCGTCGACGTTTATCAACAACCGCAGCGGCTACGGGCGGCTGGCCATGAGCACGATGGATAAAGTCTCCGCCGGTGCAGGATGGATGATGGAATCCATCGACACGTTTACGACGGGGAGCGTCGTCCGTGCGCGGTATTACCAGAACCTGCGGCGGGGCATGAGCGAGACGAGCGCGATGCAGGAGGCAGATCAGTTTGCGTCCGGCGTGATGGCAGACAGGAGCAAGGGGGCGACGCCGACGCTGTATTCCGCGCGGAACCCGCTGGTGAAGCTGTTCACGCAGTTTCAGTTGGAGGTCAACAATGAGCTTAGCTGGATCTTCAAGGATATGGCGCAGGAGGAACGGAAGAAGGGCGTGGCGGCGCTGGCGAAGGCGATGTTCAAATTCCTCATTGGCGCGTGGATCTACAATGAGTTCTACGAGAGCATTGCGGGCAGGCGCGCGGCGCTGGATCCGCTGGATATTATCAATGATACGGTCGGAGATTTCACGGGGTATCAGCTGCCGAACACGGTGCAGGCGGCGGTATCCGGGAAATGGGACTTCACGAAGGAGAAGCCGGGCACGTATCAGGCGATCAAGAACCTTGAGGGGAACATCATTTCTGAGTTCCCGGGCACGCAGGCGTTGACGATCCTCGGCGTGGATGAGGCGCTGGGGCTGGACATTGACAGCGGCAGGATCGCCGTGGCGTCGGCCATCCCGAACCTCGGAAACATCGAGAAGGCGATGCTGGCAAAGGACGAGGAAATGGCGCCGGCGAAGAAGGCACAGACCATCGGAAACGAGCTTCTGAAGCCGGGCCTGTATCTGGCGACGCCGTTCGGCGGCGGGCAGATCCGAAAGGCGTATCAGGGCGCGACGGCGGCGGCTCGCGGCGGCAGCTACTCGGTCGACAACGAGGGGCGCGACATCTTACAGTATCCCGTGTATAACGACAATCCCGCAGACCGGGCGAAGAGCTGGGCACAGGCGCTGCTGTTCGGCAAGACGGCGACGGAAGAGGCGCAGAGCTGGGTCGAGAGCGGGTTCAAGTCGCTGTCCGCGAAGGAGACTGCCGCCTATCAGGGCATGACCGAGGGAGGAACCGACCAGAGAGAAAGCTACGCATTCGTGACCGCCATGAAGAAGGTCGACGACAAGAATGCAAAGCTCGCCATGCTGTACGCCTACGACATCCCACAGAACGCGAAGACGGCATATTATTATTCCGTCATGGCGTCTGACGAGGAGCAGGCGAAGATGGACGCGCTGGCAGCGGACGGCGTCGGCTATGACGCCTACATGCAGTACAAGCAGACGTACTTCAAGCAGTTCGGAACGCAGACAGTTTCGCAGGAACGGATCCAGACCGTGCTGGATGGGCTGAACCTGACAAAGGCGCAGAAGGCCGCGCTCTGGGCGGCCATGGGGACGAGCTGGAAAGAAGAAAACAATCCGTACAAGTAACCGCAGGCCGGGGCAGATGCCCCGGCCTTTGCTTCGCGGCGTGGGGTGAATCCGGCGCGGGGGTCTGCTACACTGGATGAAAAGGAGGGATGCGGCATGGCGACGCCAATTCCGGGGGCTTATCCGAGCCCGAGGATCGACAAAGGAGTGCTGCGGTGGTACGAAGGGGACACATTCTCGATCGTGCTACGGTTCGACCTGAAGGACCAGGACGGCGAGGCCGTCACGATCGGGACGACGGACAGCATGGCGGTTGTGTTTCTGGACGATACGCGGCAGACCGTCCACACGTTCAGCTTTGCGAAGGTGGAGAATGACCAGGTCACGCTGAACTTCGACGCGACGGTCACGGCAAAATTCACGAAGGGAAAGTACACCTACGATATCCGGTACACGCACGGGGACAAGACGACGCTGGCAAGCGGGAACCGGGCATTCGTGGAGTAAGGAGCAGGTATGAGGGTAGAGATTCCGAATCAGATCATGGTGACGATCGGAGGGCTGATCTCCCGCGGGGTAAAGGCCGTGGAGGTTACGGACGCGGGGAAGCTGATTTTCACGCTGACAGACGGCAGCACGATCGATCTTGGCTCGGTCATGGGCCCGCAGGGGCCGAAGGGCGAGACGGGACCGGCGGGGCCGCAGGGGCAGACCGGACCTGCCGGCGCACAGGGCGAGACCGGCGCGGCAGGCGCGAGCATCACGTCGATCACGAAGAAATCGCAGAGCGGGACGACGGCGACGTACACGATCGCACTTTCGGACGGGAAGACATTTGACTTCAACGTCGAGACCGTCAAGGGTGAGAAGGGCGACAAAGGAGACAAGGGGGAAACCGGCGCAACCGGCCCGAAGGGCGAGACCGGCGAGCGGGGACCGCAGGGCGAGACCGGCCCCAAGGGTGACCCCGGCGAAAAGGGCGAAACAGGCGCGACCGGCGCGACCGGCCCGAAGGGAGACCCGGGCCAGACCGGCCCGCAGGGTGAGACCGGCCAGACTGGCCCGGCAGGTCCGCAGGGGCAGAAGGGAGACACTGGCTCCGGATTTGTGGTCAAGGGATATTACGGCTCGGTCTCCGCGCTGCAGGCGTCGGTCAAGAATCCGGAGGTAGGAGACGCCTACGGCGTGGGCGCGGCTGCACCTTATGACATTTACATCTACGACGGCGTGACGAATGCGTGGGTCAACAACGGACCGCTGCAGGGCGCAAAGGGCGACAAGGGAGATCCGGGCGAACAGGGGCCGAAGGGCGAACCGGGCGAGACTGGACCGCAAGGACCTACGGGTCCGCAGGGTGAGACGGGGCCTCAGGGGCCAACGGGTCCGGCCGGAGACAACGGCGCGCCAGGCGCAAATGGCGTGACGCCGACGATCGGCACAAATGGCAACTGGTATCTGGGCGAGAACGACACCGGGAAGCCGTCGCGCGGCGAGAAAGGCGATAAGGGCGACAAGGGACCGCAGGGAGAGCAAGGCGAGACGGGCGGGACCGGCGCGGCCGGAACGACATTCACGCCGTCGGTCGCTGCGGACGGGACGCTCAGCTGGACGAACGACGGCGGGAAAACGAACCCGGACAGCGTCAACATCAAAGGCCCGCAGGGCAATCCGGGCGAAAAGGGCAACCCAGGAGAGACCGGCGCAAAGGGCGCAGACGGCGTCACGCCGACGATCGGCACGAACGGCAACTGGTATCTGGGAGATACCGACACCGGGAAGCCATCGCGCGGAGAGAAGGGCGACAAGGGCGACAAGGGCGATCCCGGCGCGCAGGGGCCTGCGGGCGCAACGCCCGTCAAGGGGACGGATTACTTTACGGCGGCGGATAAGGCCGCGCTGGTGCAGGACGTGCTTGCCGCGCTGCCAGAATGGACAGGAGGAAACTACTGATGGCATTGGATAAAGCAGTAGATTCCGCGCAGCTGAACGCCGACCTGACGGCGGTTGCGGACGCCATCCGCACGAAGGGCGGCACGTCCGCACAGCTTGCGTTCCCGGACGGGTTCGTGAGCGCGGTGCAGGCCATCGAGGGCGCGCCCGACTTGCAGATCGTCGTCACGACCAGCGCGGGTGCGACCGTCACGGCCACGAAGGGGAGCAAGACGGCTTCCGGGACGGCAGATGCGAGTGGAAACTGCACGTTGATAGTCGATGAGGTTGGAACATGGACGGTAACAGCAGCGACAGCAAGCACAACAAAGACGGCAGATGTTGTGGTTGGGACAGCTAATGTCGATTTGGCCATGATCGACCCCGTGTTCGGAAATAACAGCTGGGCTGCAATTATTAAGGCCTGTCAAGAGAAACAAGTTCCCAACACATGGAACGTCGGCGACAGCTGCAACATGACGATCAACAACAAGACCTACGCGATCGACATCATCGGCAAGAACCACGACGATTATGCCGACGGCTCGGGCAAGGCTCCGCTGACATTCCAGATGCACACGACCTACGCGACGCAGTATAAGATGAACGGCGCAGAGGATAACAGCTGCGGCTGGAAGAACTGCCTGGTGCGGACGTCCAATGCGTTCCCGGCGCTGAAGAAGGTGATGCCGGCGGAGGTCGTGGCCGCGTTAAAGGCCGTGACAAAGAAGACCACGGCAGGCGGCGCGAGCTCGGCCATCGACACGACGGAGGACACGCTGTTCCTGCTGTCGGAGATCGAGGTACAGGGCACACGGACATTCTCCTATCCAGGCGAGGGCACGCAGTACGCGTATTACAAGACGGCGGCCAACCGGAAGAAAAACCGTGCATGGTATTTGCGCTCGCCGAGACTCAACAACACCAGCTGCTTTGACAGAACGGGATGGAACGGTGAGGCGGACTGGAGCGTCGCGTCCGAGGTGGACGGTATCGCGGCAGCATGGTGCTTCTGAGCGGAGCGTAAAAAAACCGCCCTTCCGGGCGGCGGAGATAGACAAAATTTGCAGCGTATGATATGATGGATACGCCCCATTCGTGGGGCGGGCGCTGCTGCATACGGCGGTCAGTCACTTCCCTGTAAAGGGGGTGATGCTGATGGGGAGCAGACCATGGGCGGAAGCCCTTCGGTTCCTGCTGCGAGTCGCAATGGTAATACTTATCATGCTGCTTTTCTCCCAGAAAGTTTGTTGACCGCCCGGAGGCACCCGAGCGGTCAATGACAGCTTCTTGACTTGACTGTTCCGGACTGACCGCCGCAGCAGCGTCCTTATATCTCCATTATACCGCCCCGCTGTTAATTGTCAAGCAGCGGGGCGGCTTTTTTTACGCCCCGGGAAAGGAGCATAACGGATGGACCTGCAGGATCTGAACGTTGCCGTCGCGGAGATCCGCGGCAATGTCGACCGGAACACCGGCCGGATCAAGGATCTCGAGAAGAAGAACGACGCTGTGACCAAGCTGGCCGAGGCCGTCGCCGTCATGGCCGAGCACATGAAGACGCTCGACGACAAGATCGACGGCATGCAGACGAGCGTCAACAACCTCACCGCCCGCCCGGGTAAGAACTGGGACGCGCTGGTCAAGATCGCCCTGACCGCGCTCGTCACCGGCGTCATCGGCTGGGTGCTGGGTAAAATTCTGTAACACACGCCGCGAGGCGCGAAATTTGAAAGGAGAAAAATACTTATGAACGCAAAATGGTGGAAAGCCGCGGGCATCCGCGCACTGAAAACGGTATGCCAGACGGCAGTCGCAACTATCGGCACGAGCGCGATCCTGTCCGAAGTCAACTGGATCGCCGTTGCCTCCGCCTCGGCGCTGGCGGGCATCCTGTCTTTGCTTACGAGCGTCGCGGGCCTGCCGGAGGTCAAGGAAGAATGACCATCGACAGCAGCATCCGAGCGAAGTGGCACGGCGGAAAGCGCAAGCTCTCCGCCATCACCGCCATCGTCATGCACTACACGGCGAACACGGGCCAGATGGCGACGGCAAAAGGCAATGCCCGCTATTTTGAGGGCGGCAGCGAGGGCCGCAAGGCCTCGGCCCATTACGTCGTCGACGAGGGCGAGACGGCTTATGAGTGCGTGCCGCTGGATACCGTAGCCTGGTCCGTCGGAGACGGGAACAAAGGTCCATATGGCAAGCTCGTCAACAACTACAACTCGGTATCGATCGAGATGGTCAGCCACACCGACGCGGCGGGCCGGTATTACATCCCCATCGAGACGCAGAGGCACGCGGCGGAGCTGTACGCGCAGCTCAAAAAGCAGCTGCCGAACGTCAAGTACGTCGTGCGCCATTACGACGTGAGCCTCAAACGCTGCCCCGCGCCGATGATCGACGAGGCAGTATGGGCAAAATTCAAAAATCTGCTGGAGGAGGCGGAAGAAGTGAGATACGAAAAGCTGAAGGACGTCACGAACCAGACGTACCGCCAGACGCTGGACAAGCTGGTGGAGAAGGGCCTGCTCAAGGGCAAGGGCGGCACGGGCGAGGATCTGACGCTCGATCTGAGCGAGGACAACGTCCGCATGCTCGTCATCCTGGACCGCACCGGCGTCTTTGACCGCTGACCCGCCCGGGCGGCGGGCCGAAGGGAGTGACGAAAGCATAACTGCGCGGCTGGCTCTGCCGAAGGAGCTGGAACACCTCACGCGCAGCGACTGGGAGCGCGTCACTGACGAGGGACTTTTGGACGTGATCGATCAGCAGATCGTGAAGCTTTATATTGTGCGCAGGCTCCCGCAGATGGACGCAGCCGGTGAAATCGGTATCGACCGCAAGACCATCTCCCGCCGCCTGCCGCACATCTACAATATCGCCCGCCGCCTGGTACAAAGCAGCCCGCCCTGAGCATTACGCTCCGGGCGGGCTTTTTTACATTCAAATCATATTTTTTCAGCCGAAGGTTGCTCTGCTGGCATGTTTTGCCGCATATACGCATCGATCCATTTGCGGATCAGTTCATTCGGGGTCGTGCCGTTGGCTTTCGCCGTAGCCTTAAAGGTTTCCGCGATCTCCCGTTTTAGCTTGCAGGAAATCACGGACATGTTTTCTGCATCCCACTTGTTGCGAGCGCGGCGCTGGGTGTCAGTCGGCATAGCATACCTCCCGCGCGCAGATGTTCGCCGCATTCAACGCGGCAGAAATCAGCGCTTCGGCGTCCACGCCCAGAACGCCGGAGATTGACCGCAGAACGCCCAAGACATCCTCCGGGGTGTCAATGGACGCATCGTCCATTGTGCCGTCGGAAAAGCGCCAGCAGAAGCCGTCAGCGGCCACGGAAAAATACACGCGGCTGCCAAAATCGCCGCAGGACGTGTCGTCGACATCAACGGTGACAAGCTGGCCGTTAAGGTCGACAACGATACCGCCGGAAAACTGCCAGTAACCTCCGCCATTGTTTGCAGTGTCTGGGTCATAGTGGGGATTTGTCTGCGCTCCCCACGCGGAAACGATATTAAACATGTCTGCCATCCTCCGATTTTTTGTCGTGTTTGTTTTGCTTTGTGTCTATGGCTATATTATATACTGTAATACCGTATATGTCAAGAGGCTTTCAAAATATTTTATAAAAAATAAAAACAAAAGTCCCCACAAATGGGACAGAAATGTCCCGGAACTGTCCCCCATAAAAACCGGGAAAGCCGCACAATGAGAGTAGGAGCTGGCCAGCTTACTACTTTTACCGGAGGATTTTTTATGGAATACGCAAGCAAGGGACTCGCGGGGACTGCGCTGGGCTTTGGCATCGGCGGCGCCGCGCTGGGTCTGGCAAACGGCGGACTCGGCAATCTGCTGGGCGGCCTCAACCAGAACAAGAGATCGGAAGCCGCTGATGTTGCTGCGGCAGTCACGCCTGCCATGACGGTCGCCGCCATGCTCGCCGCACGGCAGCAGGAGCCGACGTGCAGCGAGAACATGCCGGTCACGCGCTACGATCTTGACCGGGAGCAGAAGCTGGCCGCGAAGGACAGCGAGATCGCGCTGCTCAAGGCCAACACGTACAACGACGGCAAGATGCTGGAGATGTACGGTTATATCGACGGGCAGCTCAAGGACGTCCGTGAGGCGCTGTGCAAGCAGGCCGTCCACAACCAGCGCACCGAGGACAGCTTCACGCTCGTCAAGCAGGACGTCGAGTCCGTCCGCAAGGAAGCGCTTGATGCGGTCAAGATGGAGGCCGAGCGCCGCTGCTGCGGTGACAACTCCATCGTCACCTACGTCAACGCGACCTTTTATCCCAAGCAGGTCGCCGACGTCACCACGGGCACCGCGACCACGGCGCAGTCGCTCTACAACCCGATCCCGAAGTGCGGGTGCTGCAACGGCTAAACGCAAGGGGCGGCAATAGCCGCCCCATCCTTAAAGGAGGAAATCTGCAATGACAGTGACGATAGATCAGGCCATGCGCGGAGCGATGCGCTACGCAGACAATGAGGTCATCCCGCACCTGCCGGGCGGCAAGGGCATCGGGGCCGGGATCATGCTGGCGCTCATCATGGAGGGCAGCCGCGAAAAAATCCTTGCGCTGCGCGAGAATCCGGCGGTCAAGATGATGCAGATCTTCGACGACGCCGGAAACATCGACCTCGACAAGCTCTACAACGCGGCCAGGCCGCGCTTTGAAAATAAGCTGACGGTATCCGTCCCGCTGCTGGGCGATATGCGATTTGACCAGAACGACGTCGATAAACTCTACCGGTATATCCAGGAGGCATGACGAGATGAAAGAATATATCGAAAAGCTTTACACAAAGCTGCACGAGGCCATGGAGAAGCCCGTGACGCTGGGCAGCGCGGAAGAAGTCGGACTGTACGCAAAGACGATCTGCAGGATCGAAAAGCTGCACGGGCACCACGACGAGCCGGAGGCGGCCACATTTGATCGCGAAACGGCGATGCAGTGGGCAGCCAACATGCAAAACGCCGACGGCACGACCGGCCCGCACTGGACGATGGAACAGACAACGGCTGTGGCCGAGAGCATGGGCATTCAGGCACCTGCGGTCCCGCGCTGGGCGTGGGGCGTGACCATGAACATGATGTACTCGGACTACTACCCCGTCGCCGTAGAGTTCGGCCTCAACCGCCCGGAGTTCTACGCTGCTCTGGCAAAGGCGTTTCTGCTCGACAAGGACGGCCCGGGGCCGGAACAGAAGCTCATGGCGTATTATGAGCATATCGCAAGGAGCTGAGAACACAGAAAAGGGACTGGACACAGAATAAACACAGTTTGCAAATTTACATTGAAAATACAGTGTTTTTTCAGAGTTCGAGTCTCTTCAGGTCCACCAAAGATAAAGACGCAGGAATTTAAATTCCTGCGTCTTATTTTTTATCTATTTGGGTAGAATAGCAGTTAAAAGACGGATTATTTATGATTGAACAAAACCTTTTGCGAGAATTGCAAGGTAGCAAGACGTAGCATATCCTAGCACGAAAATACACGGGTATGAACACAGTGACCGACACAGTAAAAAAGTGCAATTAAAAGGCCGCGTCCATCTGGGCGGCGACTTTATCAATGCGGGTATCGAGGATGTCGGTGTAGATATCCATGGTGGTGGAGAGCTGCGCGTGGCCGAGGAATTTTTGAGCGAGTTTGAAGTCCACGCCGGCCTCGTAGAGCGCGGTCGCGTAGCCGTGGCGGATCTCGTGCGGGGAGACGGTGACGCCGGTGCGCTTGCGGTAGGCGTCGAATTGGTCGGTGACGAACCAGCCGGGGAGCGGACTTTTTCCGCCGTCGTTGGAAAAGATATAGCCGTGCTCCTTTTGCGGAAGCGCAGCGGCCAACGCTGGGAGCAACGGAACGGGGCGGATGCCAGCGGCAGTCTTTGGCTCCTTGATCTGGGGCGTCGGACCGGTATGGTAGACGCTGCGGCGGATGTAGATCCTGCCTTTCTCACGGTCAATGTCCTCGTAGCGCAAGCCCTCGGCCTCGCCGCGGCGGCAGCCGGTATAATAGATTAGGAAGGCAAACAGGCCGAAGTCGTCGTTCAGGTTGTCCTTGATCTTCTGGATCTGATCAGCGGGCGGCGCGTGGCGGCGCTTCTGCGGAAGGTTCTTCGGGAGAAGAACTGCCTGCGCAGCGTTAAAAGAGACGTAACCTTCGCGCTGGGCTTTATTCAGGATCTGCCGGATGATCTGGCGCTGGGTGATAACGGTCTTCTTTGCGTGGGTCTTGGCAAACTGGTTGATGTACGTCTCAATCTCTTTGCTTGTGATCGTGGCGACATCCTCTGGGCCAAACTGCGCGACGGCGCGCTCATAGGCAGGGGAATAATTGCGCAGGGAATTCGGCGCAAGCGTTGGCTCGATCTCGTTCCACCAGGCGTGGGCGACGTCGGAGAACGGGACGGTCTTTGGCTTCTCGGCTTCAGCGCGGTATGCCTTGATCTTGTTCCAGACTTCGCGGTCTGTCTTGCCGCGAAACGCTTTGCGCTTGCCGTTGACTGTGATGATGGATTCATGCAGGCCGTCCGGCCTGACATAGTATTTGGGAATTGGCATCGTAAAACCTCCAAGAATACCGCTCCGGCGCTGGGCCGGGGCGGTTTGATTTATGCGCGGAACCAGCCGATCGATGGGCTGAGCACGTCGACCACAAGCGCAAGGGCACACAGCAAAAGAATACCCAAGAGGATGAGAGTCACAAGTCGGTGCATGTGCAGGGACTTCTGCTGCTGGGCAAGCTGCGCACGAAGGGCCGCGCTCTCGGCGAGGAGTTTTTCAGCATCGGAAGACCCGGCAGGCTCGGCAGGCGGGACGCCGAAATGCTCATCCATTGATACGCCGAGGGATGCGCAAATCGGGCCGACGGTATCAATGTACGGCTTCGTAGTCTCGCCGCGCAGGAATTGGCTGACGGCATTGACGGATACGCCGGATTCGTCAGCGATATCCTGATTCGTCTTATGCGGCTGCATGGTGTCCTTTGCTTCGCGGCATGTTTCCCACAATTTTTCTGACAAAAACCATCCCTCCATATATAAAAACCACACCTGTGGCAGTAAGATTTCAGAAAAACCTACGCTGAAAACCAAACCGACAGGTTTACAAACCCAACCGGCGTATGCCATGCTTCAGATACAGACGGCTCCCGGTCGTTTGCGCGAAACCAAAGCCCGCGCCGTTGTTCGGCCAGCGGCGCGGGCAACGCCTACCTATATCTTACAACTTTTGGGAGGCGCGAACAAGAGGTAAAGATTAACAAAAAATGAACGCGGTTTTTGTGGAGAAATGGAGACGGAGATGGAAAAGACGATGGAACGGATTGAAAACATTTTAGAGCGGGCCACACTGGATCAGCTGAAAATCATCCTGCGATTCCTGCGGAACATCATAAAATAAGCGCCGGAACGGGAAACCGTTCCGGCGGGGAAGCTAGGGGTTACAATGCTCGCATGGGTCGTACCCTGCGGAGATTGCCGCGTTTCTGGACTTGAAAATTCTTTGGTTATCCTCATCCGGGAGATAGGAACATGACGATCGGTGAAATTTGTGACTCTTTTTGTTTCCAATATATTCGTTGGAGACGTACCCGGATGGGCGTTCTGGCCCGTCACCGGTGGGTTCGGATGATGAGGAGGAAGAGCTTGACACATGAGAAGATTCCGTTGATTGCGATACATTTTCCTGAGGACGAGAGAAAGGATAAAACAGAAGAAACCCAAGGAATAGAATTACGGAGATGATGAGTATTCGGAGTCTCAATTTTTTGCCGGATTCGACACGAGCTTTCAGCGCTGCATAATCTGATTTGGCGATCATTGCGTCATGCTTGTACAAAGCAGCTTCGCGCTTGGCAAGAGCAGCTTCTTGCTGTGCAGCTGATGAACGCGCACGAGACTCGTTGACAACGGCATCTGCAGCAGAAAGGACGTTTTGAGTGGAATCTACAACGGCAAATGCGGCAGACATTCGTTCATCGTAAAGCCGACGGAGCGCGATGCATTGGCAATAGAATTCATAGTCCTGCAATGTCTCAATGCTTCTGCCGGAATAAGGATTGTACTTTCCGCGAGAAAGCGGGTACGAAAGAGCGCCTTGAACGGAAACGATTTCACGCAGATAATCTTCTCTGCTTATTTTGCAAGATGGACGCTCAGGGGGATCTGGGAGTTTGCTAGAAGCGGAAAAACGAATGCCACGGGATGGCGTGTCAGTGGGAATCGACTGCAAACTCGTCGAGTGCGTCGTCGTACCCATTACGGTATCCTTCCTGGTAAGACTCGGCTTTTGCTTCCGCCAGATCATCGCTTGTGTACTGGCGCGGAGAACAGGACGTACAGAGAATGAGAAGAACCAAAAGCACGGCGCAGATCACAGACATTGTTTCGGCATAAGCCCGCATAAATACCACCCTCTACCAGAATACAAAAATAAACGGAGACGGTCAAGCGTCTCCGTTTAATTTTTTTACGAAATTTTCAATTTCGCTCCATTTTTCCGGCGGGAGCGCCATCAGGAGGGAGATGAAGCGTTTCCGGAAGGAGTCATCCGCGTCGGACATGATGTTCGAGACCAGCAGGGCCAGATCCTCATTCGCGCTGCGCTGCACATACATTTCCCCTTCGCCGTCTTCGAGCCAGGCGAGGGAGACGTTGAATTCCCGGCAGATATCCGAGATCGTGCGCTCGGTTGGGACATATGTGCCGGAGCATATTCGAGAGACATGAGCTTGTGTCAGGTGAATGCGCTCGGCAAATTTGGACTGCGTCAGACCCTGATCTTTGATTAAAAACGAGATTCGTTCATTCACTGTGTTCATGGATTCACCTTCTTTCTGAAATGAGAGTATCACAGGCACGCATATTTGTCAATCAGAAAATATGTGAAATGTATAAAATAATACTTGACAATATACGTATCACATGCTAGTCTATACATAACGAATAAACCGAGCGAGGTGAGATCAATGTCAGAGGAGCAGAAGCAGCAGGCCGAGAAGATCTCGGCGGAAATCAACAAGCTTACGCCGGAAATGCGTGAGAAGGCGCTGATCTTTATGCAGGGCATGGCTGCTATGGTGCAGCCGGCAAAGAGCGAGAAGAAGGAGGCGTGAGGGGATGCCGAGAGAGCTGGAAGGATACCGGCCGCAGCTGGAGCTGCTGACCGATATGTTCCCGGGGCGCGCGGCCATCGGGATCACGGAATGCCAGGCGGCGCTGGGGATCGACCGGAGGACGCTGCTGGCCGACCGCCGCTTCCCGGCCCGGCACATCGGGAACAAGTACACGGTGTCACTCACGGAGCTGGCACGGTGGATGGTGCAGAGATAGGAGGCTGAGCCATGGCGAAGGTAAAGACCTACACCCTGACGCTGGATGCGCAGGAGCTGCACGATCTGATCGAAGCGGCGATGGTGTGTGAGTGCCAGGCGGCGCAGATTATAAACGGGCTGAAGCGAAAGGGGCTTGACCTGGACGCGCAGAAGCTCGAGACGCAAAACGCCCGTCTGGCGCGGCTCGTCAGGCGGATGCAGGAAGCGAAGAAGGAGACAGCATGACAAATTTCGGGAAGACCGTGCGCAAGCGGCTGATCGATCTGGACAAGACGCAGGACTGGCTGGCCGCGCAGGTTGAGGGGACAGGGATCCCCTGCGACAAGACGTATCTCAGCAAGATACTGAATGGAGCCCGGAAGGGCAAGCAGGTCAAGGCTGCGATCGAGAAGATTCTGGATTTGGAAGGGGGTGCGCTGGGTGGATGAGCTCAAGAAAAAAACGATCGCTGCGCTGGAACAGCAGTTGCAGCTGCTGGCCCAGAACGGCGGATCGCCTGCCGGAAAGGCAGAAACGTGCAACGCAATCACGGTCCTGACTGCGCTGCTGCATGAGCTGCGGCAGTTTTAGGAATCAGAGCCGCAATGAGCGTCGAGCCCGCGATAGATGCGGTTGAAAAGCACAGCAATCTGGTCGCCGAGAGATTCATTGCTCGAATCAGTAATGATCAGATTGCCCTTTTCGATCGCGGCAAGCGCGAGCTGAAGCGCAATTTCAGACCTCGTCATATGTTCACCTCCCCTCATATTGACACGATCATTATAAGAGGGGAATAGAGACGTGTCAACAAATTGGACGGAAGAAGATAAGGAGAAGCACTATGAGAACCAATCTTGCGGAGCGGCTCGGGCTTGAGCCGGAGGAAGAGACCAGGGAGCGGCAGGAGCGACTGCTGGAGGAGCTGCGGTACCGGGAGGCCATGCGGCGTGTGGTGAAGACCTGCTGCGTGTGGCTGGGCGGCGCGGCCTTTGTGCTGGCGGTGATCGCCGGGTACGCAGAGATGACCGACGCATGCGTCGTGACTGGCGCGATCGCGCTGGGCCTGACCACCTACGGGATCCTGTGAAGCCGGTGAAGGACGAGCCAAAGATCACGGTCGAGCTCCGGCCGGATCAGCTGGCCGACATCATCGACGCCGTTTTGGCCTTTGCCGATGACTGCGCCAATGACCGGGAGATCCTGCAGAGCATGCCGCGCGTCGACCGGGATACGGTCGAAGACCTGCTGCAGCGCGAGACGGCGCTGCAAACGCTCGCGGCATGGCTGCAGCACGTGCAGGAGGAATCAGAGTGAATTATTTTGCGCCGCGCATGCGGCCCATCCCGTCGCCCTGCGGCCGGAACTGCCCGGACCGAAGCGGCACATGCCGCGCCGGGTGCTGCACATGGACGCTCTACGAGAGCATCCGGAACCACATCTACGACGTCAACCACCGAGACAGGGACAGCCTGCAGCCCGATCTTGCAGCGGGAAAGCAGATGGTCCATGCCGACAACCAGATAAGGAGGCGCAAACACATTGCGAAATAGCATCGATTACCCCGGCGAGCGGGCGCCGCGGTGCCCCGCCGTGATCGCACAGGCCGGATATACCGGTCAGAACCACTTTTCCGTTACATATGGAGACCAGAAAGTGACCGTCCGCGCCGAGGATGGCTATGCGGCCCTTTTCACTGCAGCCAAGCACTGGGGCTATAAATTCACCCGCCCGGAGTACCATCAGAACGCCCGCGCAACCAAGCTCCACTACACGCCGGACACCCGGCCGGGGGCGCTGGTATGAGGTTTGTGTGTGACTGCTGCAACGATATCACCAACATCGAGGCCGACCGGATGGAGATCCGGGACGACAAGCTGATGGTGTACAGCCGCGGGCGGCTGGTCTACGTTGCGGATCTGGGGCAGATCATGCTGGCCAAGCTGACGCCGACGGCGAAGGAAACAAAATGCTGACGCATCTGAGCTTGTTTTCCGGGATCGGCGGGCTTGATCTGGCTGCCGAGTGGGCCGGATTTATGACCGTCGGGCAATGCGAGTTTGCCGACTACCCGACGAAGGTGCTGGAAAAGCACTGGCCGGACGTGCCGCGCTGGCGTGATGTCCGGACGCTGACAAAGGAGAGTTTTTATGAGCGGACAGGCCTACGAACAGTTGACGTTATTTCCGGCGGATTCCCATGCCAGCCCTTCTCCGTGGCTGGAAAGCAAAAGGGCAAAGGGGATGATCGATACCTCTGGCCGGAGATGCTCCGAGTTATCCGAGAGCTGCGCCCGCGTTGCGTTGTCGGTGAGAACGTTTCTGGACTTGTTCGAATTGCGCTTGCGGGAATCCTTTCCGAACTGCAAGGCGTCGGCTACGAAGCAAGGGCTTACAGTTCTGCGGCTTGGGATGTCGGCGGACTGCACAAGGGAGAGAGAATCTTTATCGTGGCCGCGGCCAACGACGGGCGCGCCGCTGTGCGGCGGAACACACAACTTCCGGCAGATGGTGGCACTGAGAGACGCGGGGGTCGTCACGGAGGAGGAGCGGAAAAACCTGACCTGTGGAAGCGGTGGGAAGTCGAACCCCGCCCTTATGGAGTGGCTCATGGGATTCCCAATCGGGTGGACAGACTTAAATGCCTCGGAAACGCTGTAGTGCCGCAGCAGGCATACCAGATTTTCCGGGCACTGAAGGAGGAGCTGGACCGATGGACTTAGAGCAAACCGCGATTGAGCGGCTGAAAATGGCCTCGGATATGAGCCTGCGCCTGTACGAGCAGCCGATTGTGATTACATACTCGGGCGGCAAGGATTCAGACGTGCTTTTGCATCTGGCTGGGAAAGCGGGTATCCCGTATGAAGTGCTTCATTCGCTGACCACGGCGGACGCACCGGAAACCGTATGGCACGTCCGAGACACCTTCCGGCGCTTGGAGCTGGCTGGCGTAAAATGCGACATCGATACGCACCGGACGCCGGACGGCGGGAACGTGACGATGTGGAATCTGATCCCGCGTAATTCCGTGCCACCTACAAGAATCAGCAGATATTGCTGCAGGGAACTGAAGGAAACCGGCGGAAAAGGACGTTTTATTGCGACGGGAGTCCGGTGGGCAGAGTCTGCAAGGCGGAAGCAATCACACGGCGTTATGGAAACTAGCCACAAGGACAAAGACAAGCGAATTATCCTAATGGACGACAACGACGAGCGGAGAATGCTCCTGGAAAACTGCCAGCTGAAAGCTCGACGGACGGTAAACCCAATCATCGACTGGAAAGACGAAGACGTTCTCGGCTACTGCGACGAGCAGAAGATTGCGATGAACCCGTTATACGCCTGTGGCTGGAAACGAATTGGCTGTATCGGATGCCCTCTTGCCAAAAAGGCAACGCGATACGCCGAATTTGCAAGGTATCCGAAGATTAAAGCCGCATATATCCGTGCGTTCGGCCGGATGCTCAACGAACGGAAGAAGCGGGAGCCATCGAACGACTGGCAGACAGGCGAGGACGTGATGCACTGGTGGATGGAGGACGGCGTGCTGCCGGGACAAATGGTTCTTGAAGGAATGGAGGAGGACACGCTATGACAGACAAGAATGCGTGGGAATGGCGCGGCTTGCCGGAAGCGCCGGAGGAAGGAGGCAAGCATGAGTAAAGCTGTTTTGATCAGCATCCGCCCGGAGTGGTGTGAGAAGATCATCAACGGGCAGAAGACCATTGAGGTGCGCAAGACGCGCCCGAAGATGAACCCACCGTTTAAGTGCTACATTTACCGTTCGGTTCAGGGCGGCGTCATCGGCGAGTTTGTATGCGACCACATTTTTGAAAGGATCGTCAGAGTAGGAGCAAGCTGTGAAGCGCCGAAATATTGCATCTGCGATTGGAACATGGACTGCACACCCCTTGATACGCTTCTTGCAGATGCCTGCCTGACAAAAGACGAGCTGGAGAAGTATCTGGACGGCGGCGTCGGCTACGGCTGGCATATCTCCAACCTGAAAATCTACGATACGCCGAAGGAACTGATAGAATTTCACACTTGGAAAAAATGCAAATCATGCAACAAGAGTGGGTACGAAAGCACAGCCTGTATCTATGATGAAAATTGCATAATTCCAGCGGCGATTACTAAAGCACCACAAAGCTGGTGCTATGTGGAGGAAGAGATATGGAACGATTGACAAGTCCTAATATCAACGTAGACCCGGATACCGACCGATTTCTGCACGCCGTGATCGGCGGAAAAGAAATCGACTGGAAGCAGAGCCGGGACAGCACGCTCAACGTGCTGATCAACGGCCCAACGAGCAACGGCTTTGGCAAGGATATTTTCCGCAAGATGGCCCGCGATCTGTACGGACGGCTGAAAGCCTACGAGGACACGGGGCTTGAGCCGGAGGAAGTAACCGCTCTGGGGAAACTGTTCGATTACGCGCTGAAAGAATCAAAAACGCTGACTGAGCAGCTTACATTGCTCAAGCATATCCGCAAGCTTGCCGAGGCCGACAAGGAAGGCCGGTGCATCATCCCGCCGTGCAAGGTGGGCGAGACGGTTTATTTCGTAAACGCCAAGCAGATTCTCGAATTTGCGGTGGTAGGGTATGCGGTGGATGAAACAGGTATCTCATGGGTTTACAGTGAGAACGTCGATAAAATAGGGAATACGAATGAGCGCACGTTTAGCCCAGATAGATTCGGAAAGAACACTTTTTTCACCCGCGAGGAGGCCGAAAAGGCTTTGCGGAAAATGGAGGGCAAGGCATGACCAGAAAACGCGCAAGAAAGATCCTCATGTCCATCGGCACGAGCCGGAACCATGCAAACTGGGGGCTGACGGCAAAGCCGCGCTGGAAGACAAACGCCGGTGTGGTAGAGGATACGCTGACGATCAAACTGTACGCGAAGTTGCTGCGGGCAAGAATGGAGGAGAGGAAAGATGGTTGAGGTACATTGGTTACAGATACTCCACATTCTTTTTGTAGGGTTTTGGCTTGGATATCTGGTGAGAGGATGGGTGAAGAGGTGATGGCTGAAATGGATGGCAAGAAGGATGGCTGAACTGAAACCGTGCCCGTTCTGCGGCGGAGAAGCAATACTTGAAACAGTAGATGGCAACAGCCCAGAGGGGGAACTTTGAAATGATTGGTTACATCAAAGACAAGGACGTCTACGCGCTCTTTGACGAGCGCGGGACTGCTCGCTTGCACGTCGGGGACATCGACAGCCTGGAAAGGATATACTTCCCCGCCGAACTGCACGTTGGAGATCGCGCGTGGAAGAAGGCCATGAGCATCCTTGATAAGAAATACGCGGAAGCAAAAAAGATGCCGTTCGTCCGTGACCCGCTGGCATGGGCACTGTATCACACTTGGAGGGAGTTTGACGATGGAAAACGTTGCGACTGAAGAATTTATCAGCAGAACCGAGGCACTGAAAGACTTTGAATCCTGCAACGCGGAAAATCCGAACTGGACGCCTCAGCGTGTGAAAACGCTCCTGCTCCGCCAGCCCGCCGCCGACGTTGCGGAGGTGGTGCATGGAACGCCGGTGACGGAAGTGCGCACGAGGACGATTGTGGGATACCATGAGGAGATCGGAGTTTTAGCGGGAGACCGCTCTACACTTTACCGCAGGAATATGGTACATGTGGATATCCCGTATGACCACTGCCCAATATGCGGCGCAACGCTGTGCTCACGGTGGCACAACTTCTGCGGTAAGTGCGGTGCGCGGATGGACGGCAGTAGAGGCGTGACGAAATGAGCGGCCTGCGGTTTGAATCCATGGCGGACATGCCGCCGAGGATGCGGGAGGCTTACGCGCGGCAGATGCGCGACCTTTCAGGCGCTGCGGCGCCAGCTACCCTTCACAAGGGGAGCCATGGGAAGACGAAGTACGGCAGCCGGAAGGATACGCGCGGCGAGCTGCGCTTTGACAGCCAGAAGGAGGCACGGCGGTATGACGAGCTGATGGTGATGCTTCGGGCCGGGATCATCTCCGATCTGCGCCTGCAGCCGCAGTTCACCTTGCAGGAAAGCTACATCACCGAGGCTGGCAAGCGCATCCGCGCAGTGCGGTACACGGCGGACTTTTCGTACAAATTCGGCGGCAAGCTCGTCGTCGAAGATGTGAAGACCAAGCCGACGCGGACAAAGGAGTATCTGCGCAACCGGAAATTCATGCGGTCCAAATTCGGGATCGAGATCCAGGAGGTATAACGTGCCAGAAAAAAACGAGAGCAGCACGCGCGAGGCATGCAGGCTGCCGAAGCAGGGCAATGCCTGCCCGTATGCAAAGCTCGCGCTGGATCTTTGCGCGCGGTGCGGCTGGAACCCGGATGAGCACGCGCGGCGACAGGCGCTGCCGCTGACCGAGAACGCCGACGGGCTGCGGCACAAGGATATCAGTCAGCCCGAGGACTAAGACCAGCAATCAGCCGGGGAACCATATTTTTTCGGACTTATGCCGCGGCCGCTCCGCCATGAGACGGCTGCGGGAGGATCACCCCGGCTTTGCGCCCGGCCCGCGAAACCTCAAGCCCGCGGGCCGGGGATAAAAAGCGCGTGTGGAACGTGCGCGCGGATGGGAACCGTTAACGTTACCCCACGCCGGGTGTCGGGATCGCCCGGCGGCATCGTGTTACCTCCTTATGGAAAGCTGCCTGAGCAGACAAGGGCAGCTCGCCTGCGGCGACAGGGGGACGCGCAGGCGCAGGCGGTGCAAGTCCGCCCTGCATAGGGGCCGGGAGACCGGCCCCTGACGAAAGGAGAATGGAAATGTCACACGTAGTCGATCTGACGGGCACGGATTTTGGATATTTGCACGTCATCGGGCGGGATACCAGCAAAAAAGGAGATACAGCACATTGGATCTGCCGGTGTAAATGCGGGACCATCTGCAGCAAGGACGGAAGATATCTCCGGAACGGGCATGCAAAAAGCTGCGGCTGCTTCCGGAAAGAACGCGCGGCCACGCTCGTCACCAAGAAGGATCCAGCCAAAAAGCCAAAAGCCGAACCGAAGAAGAAAAAATTCGGCCGCGGCCCGCAGCGGGCAGGCTCCGGGATCTGCTACAACCCACTCTGCCCGACGCGCAACAACTACCGCGGCGCCTGGAGCTGCACCGAATGCCGCTTCTGCCCGGAACGCAAATTCACCCGCCAGTCGAGGCGGGAGATCATCACAATTTGAAGGGAGTATCAAAATGGGAAAGATCATGGAGCTGTTTTATGGCGAGCTCGGCGGGTTCCAGACATCCATGGAGGATGACGGATGGTCCGTCGAATTCCGGGATGAGAAATATCCGCCGCGCGTCACCATGGACCAGCTGACGCCTCCGCTGTTTGAGATAACGGAAGATGGCCCGCAGAAATACGAGCCTGCCTGCATCCAGGTCATCGGCACGCCGGACCTGCGCGTCGTAACCACAGGCAAACTGCAGATCGGGAAGAAGGATCTCAACAAGTACATCAACACAGCCCAGAAGCTCCTGCAGCTCTACCTGCACGGATTTATGCAAGAGCGCAAGGAAATGGAGGCGGCGCAGAATGACTGAAACAGCGAAAATCTATCGAGCCGCAATCGAGGTATTCGGCGGCGATATGCAGGTCGCTGTAGCCATCGAAGAGATGGCAGAGCTGACAAAGGAGCTGTGCAAGGCGCAGCGGGTGACGTTTGCAGCTCGGGGCGGCCTCGGGGATGGATTGATCGACAACCACGACGAGATCGCCGAGGAGATCGCGGACGTGCAGATCGCGCTGGAAGAAATGATGCTGCTGTTCGGTGTTCCGGTGGAAGTGCAGATAGCCAGAAGGCAAAAGCTTGCTCGTCTGGAAATGCGGATCGAGAAGGCTAGAGAGGAACGCGGGGACAATCGTGAGCATACCGCACATTGGGAAGACCCGGGCCAGAAGCGGGATCTGTGGTATGCAAAGCTGAATGGGCCGGGGCCAGATCCCAAAGGAGCGCGCGGTGCGTGGGGGCACTGCCCAAAATGCGGGGCATCAGATTGCGAATGGGACGCTGAGACAGACGTATGCACATGCAAGGCATGCGGATACACGAACTGACCGTTGAAACTGTGGCCGGAATTTCCGGCCACGCTTTGAGCGGGCAGATAGCCCGAAGCCTATGGGCACAGAAAGGAGAACAAAAATGCAAAAGTACATCGGAACAAAAATGGTAGAGGCGGAGAGAACAGAAAATGGGTACCGAGTGCGGTATGAGGACGGGTATGAGAGCTTTAGCCCAGCAGATGTGTTTGAAAAGGCGTACATGCCGCTTTTGGCGAACAGATGCTTGAAAACCGAGAAACCGAGTATCAGTCAGAGGATGGTTGATGATTTTATCGCATTCCATGAGGTGAAAAAGCTCGGAGGAAAAACGACCGTCGTAAGGGCTGTGCTTAGAAATGGCTTTGAAATCGTTGAAAGTTCGAGCTGCGTGAGCGCGGAGAACTACGACGAGATGATGGGCGAAGCTATCTGCATGGGAAAAGTGAAAGACAAGGTGTGGATGTTGCTCGGGTTCTTGTTGCAGACGGCAGTAAATGGTACCCGCGGCGCCGCGACATGTCCGGCTGATCGTTGAACGCATGGCCGGAATTTCCGGCCACGCTTTGAGCGGGCAGAGATGGGAGGAGCTGAGACTATGGTGAAGAGACACAAGCGCCGGAAGTTTTCCGGGAGGGTCTGCGAGCAGATCGTGTACAAGGTGGCGGGCGGCACGGATCCGAAGACCAGCCGGCCGAAGAAGCCGCGGTTCCAGTCGCAGGAGGAACGCGAAGAATTCAACACCAGGATCTCGGCCGCGAAGTTCGCGGCGCTCGTCAACGCCAACTTCTCTCCGACCAGTTATTACTCCACACTCACGCTCGATCCAGAGCATGAGGTACATACCGCGCAGGAGATGCGCAGGATCCGGGACAAACTGTACCGGCGCTTGGTGTATCACTACCCCAAGGCAAAGATCGTCATCGTCTACGGCCGGGGCAAATCGACCAACCGCTTCCACCTGCACATGATCACGGACGGCATTCCTGCCGATGAGCTCGGCAGGCTCTGGGGCCTCGGCAGCGTCATCGACTGCAAACCGCTGCGGAAGCACAACTATTACTTAGATGAAAACGGAAACAAGACTGACCACGGGCAGGACTACACGGCGCTGGCCAACTACCTGCACGGCCACTGGTGCAAGGAATTCGGCGGCCACCGGTACAAGGCCAGCCGCAGCTGCGTCCGGCCGGAGCCGGAGCCCGCGACCGAGGCGGTCCGGGACTACAGCCCGAAGCGCCCGCCAGTCGCCCCGCGCGGCTACATCCTCGTCGAGTCCAGAGCCACGCAGTATGGATTCCTATATTTCAAATATGTATGGGATCCCAAAAACGAGACACATAAGCGGAACGGGAGCCGCCTTCTTTAAGCCTTGTAAATGTGTTGAGTTTTAGAACGAAAGGGTGATAGAGACGAGCGACTACTGGCACAGGGAGTATATCTGCCCATTCTGGCAGGCAGCCGGGAAAAAGACGATCCGCTGCGAGGGAGAATGCGTGCTCGCATTTCCTGAGAGGCGGGAGACGTCAGACTACATCACGCGATACTGCGCCAGCTTTGACTACGTGCGGTGCAGCATCGCGGCGGCGAAGCTCCGATACTACGAAAGAACAGAATGAGAGCCGAAGCGCATGCGGAACGCCGTATGCGCTCATTCTGCGTGCGTGGGGTGAAAAGATTTTCCGGATACGCTATGCTGAAAAGCAGAAGGGAGGCGTGAGCCATGGCGAGGAAACCGAAGTATGAATCCGTGGAGCAGATCGAAGGGCTGATCGAGGCGTATTTTGAGAGCTGCAAGGGAGAGATCCTGCGGGATAAGGACGGGGACATCGTTTTCAACCAGAAAGATGGGACTCCGGTCTGGGTGGGGCGGAAGCCGCCGACGATACCGGGGCTTGCGCTGGCGCTGGGCTTTTCCAGCAGGCAGAGCCTGTACAACTACAAGGCCAGGAAAGAATTTATGGACACGATTTCGCGCGCGCAGACGCGCGTGGAACAATATACGGCCGAAAGACTGTTCGACCGGGATTCTCAGCGTGGGGCACAGTTCGCGCTGGAGTATGGGTTCCGGTACAAACGTGACGCGGAAGGAGAAAAGCAGGACGAAAGCCAGCGCATCACCATGGAGCCAGAAGCGGAGGCCTACGCGGAATGAAAACGATCCGCTTCGGAGAACCGAACGAAAAGCAAAAGCTGTTTCTGCTGGACCATCACCGGCATGTGGCCTATGGCGGCGCGCGCGGCGGCGGCAAGAGCTGGGCCGTACGGACGAAGGCGAAGCTGCTGGCCCTGCATTTCATGGGAATCAAGGTCCTGATCGTAAGACGCACGATGCCTGAACTCAGGAACAACCATATCGAGCCCTTGAAAAAAGAGCTGGCGGGGATCGCGAAGTACAACACCACCGACAAGATCTTCCGATTTCCAAACGGATCGACGATCAAATTCGGCTACTGCGACAACGAGGGAGACCTGCAGCAATACCAGGGCGCGGAGTATGACGTGCTGTTTATCGATGAGGCCGGGCTGCTGCAGAAGGAGTGGATCGACAAGATCAACGCCTGCGTGCGAGGAACGAACGGATTTCCGAAGCGGACGTATTACACGCTGAACCCGGGAGGGCCAGCACATGCGTATTTCAAGCGTCTGTTTGTCGATCGCCGCTTTGAGGGCAAAGAGAAACCGGAAAACTACAATTTCATTCAGGCGCTCTTGCAGGACAACAAAATCCTGATGCAGACCCAACCGGAGTATATCGACCAGCTCGAGACGCTGCCGCCGAAGATCCGGGAGGCGTGGCTGTATGGCAGATGGGACGTCTATGAAGGACAGTTCTTCGAGGACTTCCGGGACGACCCGGAGCATTACAAGGACCGGCGCTGGACGCATGTCATTGAGCCGTTTGAGATCCCGGACGGGTGGACGATCTGCAGGAGCTATGACTTTGGCTACGGCAAGCCGTTTTCCTGTGCGTGGTGGGCGGTCGACTATGACGGCGTGATCTATCGCATTCTGGAGCTTTACGGATGCACGAAGACACCGAACGAGGGCGTCAAGTGGACGCCGGATCAACAGTTTGCGGAGATCAGCAGGATCGAGCGGACGCATGCGTGGCTCAAAGGGAAGAACATCATCGGCGTCGCCGACCCGGCGTGCTGGGCGGCGGATCGCGGAGAGAGCATCATGCAGACCGCAGCGAAATACGGTGTATATTTTTCACCGGGAGACAACGAGCGCATTGCGGGGTGGATGCAGTGCCACTACCGGCTACAGTTTGACCCGGGTGGATACCCGAGAATGTATGTATTTGCAGGGTGTAAAGCGTTTATCCGGACGATCCCGATGCTCATGTATGACGAGCACAAGGTGGAGGATCTGGATACGAAAATGGAGGATCACTGCGCGGACGAATGGCGGTATATGTGCATGTCGCGGCCAATCAAGCCGACGGTACCGGCAGAAGCCCCGCCGGTTCTGTTTGATCCGCTGGACATGATGAAACGGAGGTAAGGCCATGCTGGCACCACAACTGACGGAGACTGAGAAGCAGACCATGATGACGGAGGTCTTTCTTGGATACAACCACAACCTCGAACTCGCGGACGGGGAGTTTTACGACATGGAGAATCTGTCGGCGGACGAGTATC